CCCGGATCAGCTATGGTCGGCATCACGCAGGCCCAGCAAGCCGAGGTAAGGGCGCGCGGTGAGCGGCCAGAAGAGTGCTACGAGTTCCGATACGCCCTCTACCACGCCAGAAGGCTTCACACCCTCTGCGAGCTTCTCTGCGAGCCGTCAGTCACCACTCTCGGGACGCCGCCACGGGCCATGCGCCGACAAGCGGCCAGAGAGCTTAAAGGGGGCGTCATGCCCCCTGTTTGGAACACGGTGGACTGGACGGTCGGGGGCAAAGTGAAGGGACGGAACCCCGGTGAAGCGGGCGGCTCTGGGAAAGCGTACCATTTGGTGCGGGGGCATTACCGCAGCTACGGCGAGCGCAAGACGCCGAAGTCTGTCGAACGCCAAGGGCACCCCGGCCATTGGGTCTTCATCGAGTCCCACCATTCAGGAAGCCCCGCGTTCGGGGTGGTCAACCACTCCTACCGGCCAAAAATTCAGGGCTGATTCCTAAAATCCCTAAAAAATACGGGACGCCGAATCGAGTTTCACCAAACGGAAAATGCCTCCCCGCCGGGTGATTGAGCGGGAAGGCATATCCAAGGGTGACAGGTGAGGTCTGAACACCCTCGGTTCACAATACCAAACCCCCTTTCAGCGTCAAGAGGTTCAGTAAATGGTCAAGACCACTTGACCGCCAACTCCGAGTTGCCTATATGTCTTCTTGCGGACGGGGAACCACCCGGCTCGCCATGACCAACCCCGAATAAGGAACTAAGCCATGAATACCATGACCAACCCCGGAACTCTGATGCAAGCCTCCAACCAGTGGGCGAAGCGCCCCGAAGATGAGCGGTTCGTGTCCCTGACTGACCTCCACGCCCATGTCTCGGGCCAGCGTGTCAACTCGACCCAAGGCGTCGTGACGACCCGGAAGCTGAACGTCCAGCCCCACCCCGACGACCTGCGCAGCGGCATCCAGATCACCCACGAAGACCACGGCATCATGCAGCCCTCGCACTGGTCCTTCGGCCAGTTGGCCAGCCTGTCGGGCGCACCGGCCTCCTACCTCCGCAAGCTGCCCGCGCCCATCGTCGCTGATTGCATGAACTACGGCCTGCGGTTCAACCGGGACGCCGAAGACGTTGGCATCCTGCGCACCCACACGGACAACGGCCTCGACCTCCGCGCCGCGACCGGCCCGCGCTACGGGCGCATCTGGAACAGCGACATCACGCAGGCGCTGATGGACAAGTTCGGTGACGGCGTGACCGGCGACTTCAAGGTGCCGGGGGAGTTCGGCAAGGATGTGCCTATCACCAAGCAGAACACCACGATCTACGGCTCCGACCGCGACGTCTTCATCTTCCTCGCAGACGAGAAGAACCGGATCGAAATGGGCAACCGTCGCGATGGCAAGCCCGGATCGCTGGCCCGTGGGTTCTTCGTCTGGAACTCCGAGGTCGGGTCGCAGTCCATCGGTGCCGCGTTCTTCCTGTTCGATTTCGTCTGCATGAACCGGATCGTGTGGGGCGTGAAGGAGTTCAAGGAAATGCGCCTGCGCCACACAGTCTCCGCGCCGGATCGCTGGATGGAGGAAATCACGCCGGTCCTGATGGAATACTCCAACGCCTCTGCCGCGCCTATCGAAGAGACGATCAAGCTGGCGCAGCAAAAGCGAGTCGATGACGACCTCGACGCCTTCCTGAGAGGCCGCTTCTCTGCCACCGAGTCGACCGCTATTCAGGCCGCGCACGAGCGCGAAGAGAACCGGCCAATCGAGAGCGTCTGGGATGCCGTCACGGGCGTCACGGCCTACGCCAAGACCATCCGCAATCAGGATGACCGCGTGGGTATGGAGCGCAAGGGCGGGGCGATCCTCGACCTCGTGGCCAACTGAACTGATCGTCGGGGGCTTCGGCCCCCGGCACCCCAACCCACGGAGACCTGACATGAGCATGACCAAGAAGCACTTCGAGGCGCTGGCGCACACCAACGCGACCGTCCTCACCGAGTCCAAGAACGACCGGGACATCGCCTGCCGCTACGGCGCGGAGTGGGCCATCGCGGCCATCGTCGCCGCGCAGGCCAAGGCGTTCGCCGCCGAGAACCCGAGGTTCAACGCCAAGCGTTTCGTCATGGCGAGCGGCTTCACCGAAAACCACATGATCGACAAAATCATGGGAAAGGAATCCTGACATGACCCAGAGCATCAACACCAGAGTCGCAAACGCTTTGCGCACCGCGATCCTGACCGGGGAAGACCGGAGACTGCAACACGGCGGCACGGAAGACACAGTGCAGGCCCTGACCGACGCCGTGGTCGCTGCACTCGCCGCGCCCAATCCCTCACCGGAGCCTGCCCTGTCCCCCAATTGGGCCGTGTTCAACGGGCACATCAACGACGCAACCAACCGGGCGACAGAGCTTTTGGGCTGGATGGCCCCGCAGATGATGGAAGCCGTCCAAAAAGAAATCGACCGTACCGGCGGCGTGATGGGCCTCTTCGAGAAACCCCCGACACCAGACACCGCCATTTTCGTCGGCATGATTACCGCTCTGGTCAACATCGACCGAGCCGTCCCCGAGAAGGAGTCCTGACATGCCCCATGCCATCTATAAATACGAGCTTCGCATTGTCGATCACCAGACCGTCAGGCTCCCTCTTCGAGCGAAAATCCTGACGGTCCAGTTGCAGGAGGAAACCCCCATGTTGTGGGCGCTGGTCAACCCGAACATTGAGCAGACCGAGCATCGCGACATTCTCTGCCTCGGGACAGGCCACGACTGCCCCGCTCGACCGGGCGTTTATATCTCGACGGTGCAGGCCCTCGGTGGCACCTTGATCTTCCACTTCTTCGACGCGGGGACATGACCATGATCTGGATTCTTCACATCGCCGCCGTGCTGCTTTTTCCGCTGGCACTCTTCATCACCATCCCGGTTCACTTGCTGCTCTCGAAGGGGAAATGACATGAACTATGAATCCTTCCAGACGATGAACTTCCAGCGCGCTTCGTTGGACGTCATCACCACGGCTGACGCCATCATCAAAGAGTATGTGGCCGATGGGTACACGCTCACCCTGCGCCAGCTTTACTATCAGTTCGTGGCCCGTGGGCTGATCGAGAACAGCGACAAATCCTACAAGCGGCTCGGGAAGCTGGTCACGGATGGCCGGGTCGCAGGGCTGTTGCCTTGGGACGGCATTGAAGACCGTGGCCGGGGCAAGAAGGGCTGGCTGATCGAAGAGTCCATCGAAGAGATTTTGAAGGACCTCCATTGGGGGTACGCCGCCGATATGTGGGCCGATCAGGACCGCTACATCGAAGTCTGGGTCGAGAAGGACGCCTTGGGGTCCGTCATCCAGCGCGCGGTCGAGCCGTTCCGGGTGGGCCACATGGCCTGCAAGGGATACCTCTCTGCCTCTGAGGCGTACCGGGCCGGTAAGCGCATGTCCGAGGCCGAGGCCAACGGCAAGACGCCGCTGGTCATCCACCTTGGCGACCACGACCCGAGCGGGATCGACATGACGCGCGACAACCAAAGCCGCCTGTCCCTGTTCAATTACGGGGAGGTCGAGGTCCAGCGCATCGCTCTGAACCGTGATCAGATCGACCAGTACAAGCCGCCACCCAACCCGACCAAGATGACCGACGCTCGCGCCGAAGACTATGTGGCCCTGCATGGCCGCACCAGTTGGGAGCTTGACGCCCTTGAGCCGACCGTTTTGGTCAAGCTGATCCAAGACGCGATCACCCCACACATCGACCAAGGCCCTTGGGTTGCGGCGAAGAAACGGGAGCGGGAGCAACAGGCGCTGCTGCGCGAAGTCGGCTACCGTTGGGAGGAAGTCGTTGAGCTTCTGAACGGCGATCCGGGGGCAATGTGATGATTGAGTACCTGACATCCGACCCCACCCGAGCCTTCGCCCTGATCGGCGGTGCGATCTGCTTCTTGGCCTTGGCCAAGAACACCTTCCTCCCGGCGAAGCCCAACCAATTGCAGACGCAACACATCCTCGGGTCCGTAGTGATCGGCATGACCCGACAGGGGTGCATGGCAGAAAAGTACCGGCTGCTCTGGATCGGCACGATTGTCGAGGTCCCCTACGACGTCTCGGAAATCAAAGTCTCGATCACCTACGAGCCGATGCGCGAGGCGGGCCGAACCGTCTGGGTCCACCGGGAGAACATGGACCCCGTATCGACAACCGGGGCGACCTACGTTTTCGTGGCCGAAACCTGATTGACCGACAACATTCAGTTGTCTATACACGACAGAAAAAGGACCGTGACCATGACAAAGAAACTCCGTACCGACCGCGTAGTGGGGGTCGCAACTTGCGGCAACCCGGCCTGCCTTGGGTGCCAGACCCGCACCCTGCGGGCGACAGCGACCCAACTGGTGGCGATTGCCGACCTGCCCCCAGACCCCTTCATCTCCGACGACCGGGCCGCAGCCCTGCGGCTTCTGCTTGCGGCTGTCATCCAGCACAGGGAGTCCTTCGTCGGGACTGACGCCCAGAAGGTCCTCGACTTCGACCTTGCCGTTGCGGCTGTCACCGAGACGGCCCGCAGCATCGAAATGCACGTCGCCAAGAAACAGGCGCAGCACAGCGTCAAGCATTAAGGAACCTGACATGACCCACTCCGAACAAGACATCCCGCTGGACAGCGATGAGTCCCTGATCCGGCCAAGCTCCGAGGCGCTCGACATCGTTCTTGGGCTTCGCCACAACGTCCTCGACCACGGGTTCATCCGGGTCATCGACTACATGGGCGACGAAGCCGCCATCGTCCAAGCCGCACGGGTCAGCTACGGCACGGGCACAGAGACGCCCTCCAAGGACCGCGACCTGATCCGCTACCTCATGCGCCGCTGGCACACGACCCCGTTTGAAATGTGCGAACTGAAGATTCACGTCAAGCTGCCGGTCTTCGTCGCCCGCCAATGGATCAGGCACCGGACGGCCAACGTGAACGAATACAGCGCCCGCTATTCGATCCTCGACCGGGAGTTCTACTTCCCCGATCCGTCTGTGATCGCCAAGCAGTCCACGGCCAACAAGCAGGGCCGGGAAGAAGGCGTTGACGATCTGTCGGCTGAAGAGATTCAGGCCGTCCTGATCCATGACGCCAACCGGGCCTACGACAGCTACGAGGAAATGATTGACGAAGACGGTCATGGCCTTGCCCGCGAACTGGCCCGCATCAACCTGCCCACCAACATTTACACCCAATGGTACTGGAAGGTGGACCTGCACAACCTGTTGCACTTCCTGCGGCTCCGGGCCGACCCCCATGCGCAGTACGAAATCCGCGTCTATGCGGACGTGATCTGTAGTCTGGTCGAGGCGTGGTGCCCCAATGTCTGGGAGGCTTTCGTGGACTACCAGACGGAGTCCATGACCCTCTCCCGGATAGAGGTCGAGGCGCTGCGCCTTCTCATGTCTGGCCACGGGTCCATCGAAGGTCTGCATCCCGGAGAGGGCTGGCTTGAGCGCCACGGGATGACAAAGCGGGAGCGCGGTGAGTTCACCGCCAAGATCAACAGCCTGTATCAGACAGACGGGGAGACAGGGCAATGAGCCGCGCAGATCGACGCAAGATGGACAAGGCCACCGTGACCATGCAGGCCCGCGCACAGCACAGGTGGGGCAATGAGGGTGTCTCCTTGGCCCGCAAGGACGGCAGGCCGCTCTACTTCGACCTGTCCCCCCACGACAAGGTGCAATGCGTCAAATGCCTCGAAGTCTATGTGACCCACCAGTACGGGCAGAACGACGCCTTCATCAACGACGCAGCCAACAGCCCCGCAGTTTGGGGTGGAGTTTTCACCGTCTGTCGGCAGCACATCCCGGAGAACTCCGTGATCTACAACCCGAAGGACAAGACCTGCCGCAACAAGGCTGGTGACAACGTATGGAGGGAAGATGAATGACCGTTGACCGCCATCTTCGGGTTGCCTATTCTCGCTCCGATCCTGAACCCTCAAAGATTGTCCCCATGCCAACCTCAAAGTCCGCGCTCGACCAACAGGTCGGGGGCAAGCACTACAATGGCCTGATCGTCCAGCCGGTCGAACTTGCCTACGCGAACCGTTATGACGACTGCATCTTCTCATGTCTGAAGTACGTCATGCGCCATCACATCAAGGGCGGGTTTGAAGACCTGCAAAAAGGGGGACACTTCTGCTTTCTCCGCGCCGAAATGATCGAACGCCACGGAGAGTTTCCCGCTGCGCGCGAACACCTGAGAATCAACAAGGTGGCGATGCTGAATGGAACGCTCGCCCCGGAGTCTGCGATCATGCGGGCGCTTCACAACTGGTCCATAGCCGATCCCGGCGCAGACCATGCCGAGATTGCCGCTGACATTTCGTCTCGGTTCAAGGCACTGGCCATGCACCGCTACCCCCCGCTCTGAAAGGAACCCCCATGCGACTCACCAATATCTTCCCCGCCCAACCCCGAACCTTCCTCGCAGACAGGGACATCGGCATCGTGCATGTGGTTGTCGCCTTCGGCCTCACCCCCGAACAGCAAGCCGTTCCGATCCTCATTTCGGGAAGCCCCGATCTGGTCAAGGGCATGGGCGTGTTTGCCGAAGGGGACGCCTCTCCGGTCGTGACCGATCTTGCGACTGGCGAAGTCTTTCCAAACTGGAAAGCGTTCAAAGAGGCCGAGGTCGATTACGAGGCAGGTTCTCCGCTCTTCGAAGACGGCCCGCCCAAGTCTCCGGGACGCCCCGCCGCGCCGCCCCCCAAGACCGAGGCGTATGGCCCGTGGGACATCCTCGTCGGGGAGAAATCCTACAAACTGATTTCGTCTTGGCATTTCGTCGGCAAGGAGGCGTTCGTCTTTCAGGTCCCCGGCGAGAACAACTGCCCGGAAGACCCCCGAGCCATCAAGATCAACCGCGACACGTTCGTTGAACTGTCCAAGGAATTGCCGGTCAAGTCGTGGGCCACAGTGCTTGGCGTCGAACCGAACCCTGACGCTGACCCCGAAGCTGAAGACGACTTCAGCGACCTCGTATAAGGACCCAGAAAATGGCTGACAAACGCAACTCCATGCCGACCCGAGACGAACTCCGTCAGTTCGTTGAACGCGCCGAGCGCCTCGACCAAGAGGCGAAGGACGTGGCCGACCAGAAAAAAGAGGTCATGGCCGAAGCCAAGGGCCGAGGCTACGACACCAAAGTCATCCGCAAGCTGATCGCAGAGCGCAAGCGCAACGCGGACGATGTGGCCGAGGAAGAAGCGGTCCTCGGAATGTACCGCGAGGTCATGGGCATGTCCGTCTCGCACTCTGGCGTTGACGACGACGACGATCCTAGCGGTCTGGTCTGATCATGGCCTCCCGTGGCAGGCCGATGACTTTTGGAAACATCACCATCACCCCCCAAGAGGGGTTGGTGGAGCTTACCCTCAACACGGAAATTCGGGGCCGCGCTCACGCCCTGTTCACGGCGGGTTCTATGGACCAGCTTTGCGTCCTGCTTCGGGACGCGGACAAGGCGGCGACCGTGGCCACGCCCGCGACGGACGAAGCCCCTGAAGAAGACGACGATTGGAGCCATCTGGTATGACCGAACCCTTTTGCGAACATTGCGGCTTTGTCGGCCTTGCCCCCTGCGTCACCGCCAAGCAGGCAAGCAACTGCCCCCATGCCCCCGACTCCGTGATCGAAGATGGCCCGTTGGCTGGCCTCAAGCGCCACCATTACGGTTCGATCTACGCAGACCCTGCATGGACCTTCGCCACCCGGTCGGACAAGGGCAAAGGGCGATCCCCCGAGCAGCACTATGACTGCATGACGCTTGACGAAATCAAGGCGATGCCTGTGGCCGATCTGGCCCTGAAAGATTGCGTCCTGTTCATGTGGGTGATCGACACCCATCTGGAAATGGGCCTCGACGTGATCCGGGAGTGGGGGTTCAAGTACAAGACCCGCGCCTTCGAGTGGACCAAGACCCAACTGAAGGTCGAGTCCTACAAGCTGGAAGATCGGGACGTCCTGACCGACAGACCGTTCTTCATGGGCGGCGGGTTCTGGACACGGGCCAACAACGAGTCGTGCCTGCTGGCCACCCGAGGGAGTCCCAAGCGGCTGAACGCTGACGTGCGCCGCGCCGTGGTGTCCCCGCGCCGGGAACACAGCCGCAAGCCCGACCGGGTGCGCGCCGACATCGAACGGCTGGTCGCAGGACCCTACTGCGAACTGTTCAGCCGAACCGACCGACCCGGATGGGACATGATGGGCAACGAGGTCGGCAAGTTCAGCGCCCTTGACCCTGTGGAGCTTGACGGAATCGAGGCGCTGGTGTGATGGCATACGACCCTGACCGCCCTATGCGCCCCAGAACGCCCGCTCTGGCGCTCTACTACGACGAAGGGGCCTCTGCCGCCCGCGAAGCAGAGGGCAACCCGTCCCGGCCCCCACAGGCCCACGGCGACCACATCCGGTCGCACCTTTGGGACCAAGGCTTCACCGATGAGACGATCCGGGCGGATGTGGCCGCTCTTGTGTAACCGAAGGACCCTGACATGAGCTTCGAAACCCTCAACCAGACCATGTTCGAGAAGGAATCCCTGACTTCGGGGTTCTGCGAATACTGCGGCGTGAACTGCGACCCGGCCAGCTACTGCTGCTGCCTGTCCTGCGAGGCCCAATTGCGGCGCTTGGAGGCCGAGCAGGGCCGCGCTGTGATCAGGGTCCTCAAAAGGTGGAGACGCCACCGTGGGCGCAAGGACACGCCCGGAGAGGGCCAAATCTCTGCTGCCGCCAAGCTCACCGACCGCTTCCTGCGCACTGACCGGATGCGGCGAGAGAAGATGGGCGCAGAACGCCGTGCCGCCGAGAAGGCCAAGACCGAATCGAAACCAGAGAAGAAGAAGGACTCCTGACATGGACCTCATCGCACACCTGACCCGCCAAGCCGCCTTCAGCCGCGCCACCTTCGGCCCCGGCCCCCGCACGAGGGGAGTCTCCGACCACATCCGCAAGGAACTGGGCGAGATTGAGGACGTCAAACTCAAGGTCGAGTCCCCTGACCGGGCGACCGACCAGTGCCACTTCCACGCTGAACAGGCTGAAGAGTGGACGGACGTGGCGATCCTCGGGCTGGACGGGCTGACCCGTGCGATCTGGTCCGCGTGTCCTCATTGGACGTCTGAACAGGTCGCTGCTGAAGCTGCCCGTATGATCGTCGCCAAGCAGGGCAAGAACGAACTGCGCGACTGGCCGGATTGGCGTGGTGCTTCACCCGACTCGGTCATCGAACACGTTCGGGGAAAGCACGACTGATGGCCATCTTGCGCGACGAACAGGTAGGGGAAATGACGGTCCAGTGCGACCACTGCTCCCACACCGGCAACAGCTACTCCCTCGGTGAGCCGGGGGAGTTTGACCGCATGATCGGGGACATCAAGGAGGAAGGCTGGAAGGTGGAGCGGGACCAACGGGCCGACAGCGGTTGGTCCCACACCTGCCCCTCCCACACCGGCAAGGGCCGGGTCGAAGAACAGAGGAAGCTGCTTGGACTCTAGGATTCCTTGGGCTTGACCTCGAAGGTGTTTGACAGGGCGAAGACCTCTTTATCAGGCCAGCCCGGTCGCTTCAGAGTGTACTGCGCCCGCAGCCGGTAAGTTCCGGGGGGCACAGCGCATGGCCTACCAAGCATCCAACTCCACTTCACCGTGTTGTTCAGGAGAATATCCTCCGGGTCGTAGCCGTCCGAGCCGAACCCGGAGCAGGCGTTCTGGAACATCCCCTCTGACTGGAACTGCTGGACCTCGACAATCCAGAACCCCGTGAAAGTCTCCCGGATAAACCGATCATAGATCATGTTGGGGTTCGACCCTTCCACATGATCCGGGACGTAAATCTCATTCACTTGGAACCAAGCGGACGCGGGGAGAAGCTCCCGCTCCCGCTCGGTGAGGGTGTCTGCCGCGTTGATCACCATGAGCACCAAGGCACAAGCAACGACTGTCTCCATGACCCTGCCGTGCCACCAAGCATAGGAGAATCGGGGGTCACGCAGGCTCAAGGTTTGTTGCTCCATATCCATTCGATGATCGCCCCTTCTGTGGCCCAATAGGTCGCGAGAAGAACCCCCACCAATAGGGCCACATTCTTGACGGAGTTTGCAAGCCTGAACACCGACTCCCACTGGTCGAAGAACTCCACGGCCCGGGAGGCCACGGCAGATTTTTCCGGCCCGAAGTACATCAGGTGCCCGGTTTCAACCAAGCGCCGAAGATGAGAAAGCGTGACCTTCTCTTCCTCGACTAGCTTTGACGTGTCACCGTTCCCGAAGAACATCGGCTGGCCTTTCAGTCTTTGGCGATCTTCGCGCTGATCGTTGCCCACTCCTTGGTAAGATGCGCTGCGGCCATTTCCATGAGCTTGTCTTGCGAAGGCTTGAAGAAGGTCAAGGCGTCCTCTGCCGAGGTTGCCGCGTACTTGATGGTGGCCAAGATGGCCTCCTTGCCGTCGAGGTCGCCCCGGAGGGCCTGCCGTGCCCCGTTCATCATGGCCATCTGAAGGGTTTCCCTGTGCTGCTTCTCGAAGTACAGGCGGATCGCCTTCGGCATCTTCGTGGACACATAGGTCAAGGCCGCGCCGACAATGATTTCGACGGTCATCAAGACCAAAGGCTCCACGGCTTGGATCAGTTCAGCTTGCATGTCAGGTTCCTACGCTTCGTTTTGGGACAGGGACTGTCCGTTGGAGTTGAGCAGGACGCGCGTTCCGATTTCGGGGAAGTCGTCAGGCCAACGAGACGAGTGGAGGCGGGACTTACTGATCCAAGTCTTGGTGACGGCATCCTTCTGATTCCCCCCGATCACTTGGAAAGCCTTATCACTCTCCCCAAGGTAGTTTGCAACATGACCCCGCCAATCGGAAGGGCTTCCCCGGTGGAAGGTCAGGACGCATCCAAGCTGTGGCTTGCACTCATGCCCAAACCCTCCCCAATTCTTGGCTCCCAAGGGGTTCTTGGGAAGCTCGATTTCTGGCCTCCACTTCCGCATGATGGTCGCTTCAAACGCTCCGCACCACGGGATTTCCCGAGGGTCAATCCACGAGACGCTCTTGTCAAACCACTGTTTAAGGGTAGCCACATCGCGGCGTTCGTGGAGTCCCAAAATCCGAAGCGCCTCTGCCAGCCAAGGCAGATCGCTGTCGGGGGTCTTCTCCATGAGCGCAGCCCATGTCAGCGGGCCGAGATACGGTCTTGCCCGAAAGCCAATCGACCGTTTGAAGGCCACAACGGCAGCGTCTGTTCGCGGACCCTTGATCCCGTCAACGGTCAACGGGCCGAACCCGAGTTGGTTCAGCCTGCGCTGAATCGTTCTGATGTCGTAGGTCATGTCAGTCGTCTCCGAAGGGTTCCCCCCTCGGATTGTACCGGCTTGGCGTCAGTTTTGGAAGCGATACATCGTAAACGAAAGGTTAAGCGTTCGCCCGCACTCCGAACTCGGATGCGTCCAGATTGGCGATGGTCCATGCGCCCGCGTCTGACGGGTCAACCTGCCAAGCCGCGACCGAGACGCCGTTCACAGACCGCGAACTCAGAAGTCGGCTCTGATTTTCAGTCCAATGCCAGCGCGAGGTACGCGGCGCGAAGTGGCGTCGGACTCCCGCCTGTTGGGATGCTCACAGACTCCCCGCTGCCACTCGGGCTGTTGTCCCACGCGATGCAGACCCACTCGTCTGTGTTCTCGTCGAACGTAAACTGACCGTCTTCAAAAGGTGCAGGAGCCGTTGGATCATATCCATTCTGGAAGTTCGAAACGTAAAGCAGACATTTTGATCCTGCCGTGGTCAGTGTGTCCGGGACGATGGAACCCGTGAGCGCGGCACTTTCCACAAAGTCGATCACGCTTCCATCTCCGGCTGAAGCCTCGACAACAACGATGCTGGCGCTGTTTCGGGCCACAGCATTGGTCACAACGATGTCCGCGCTGGCCCCCAACGCACCATCATCCTGATAGGACCAAACCGAGATGCCACAAGTGCTTGAACTTGGCTGGTGAATTGCTGCCAACAGGGTCGCAGAATTTCCGCCAACAGTGACAGAGGTCGGGGCTTCGCTGGTAGAAGACCCGTCGAAGTAGGTGCAAACAATGTAGAGGATTCTACCTGAAACCGCCGCGCCCAAAGGCGCAGACGTGTAGGTGTAAACCGTTCCGGGAGCGACGGAATATCCTCCCGTGACGCCGATGATCTGCCCGGGGGGTGGCCCGCCTGCCAGCCCCAGAACCGAAACGGTTGTCAGGAGTCTGTTCACGCGACATCACCTTTCACCAGATAGGTGTCGGTCCCCCACGGGATGACCGAGAAGAGGGCATACTGCGCCGATGTGGCAAGCCCGTCAGAGGGCAGGAGGGTGACGCCAACGTCCGCCGTGATGGTGACGCCCCCGGCCCCGCCTTGAACGCCGTGCAGGACCTCTGTGCCCGTCTCCCCGGCACCAATGGTAAGCACGAGAGCCGAGCCGCTGTTCATGTTGACGATTGTGGCCCCGTCGAAGTCCGCTGTCACCGTCTCGTAAGCTGCGGTCTTCTCATCCACGCTTGTCCCGGCTGCGGCTGCGGGCAGGAGTTGCGACCAGAGCGGGTCGTCAAAGACCACATGCTCCCCGTCATCCACGACATAGGCGATGTATCCTTCCTCGGGGGTCAGGTACACCCAGATCGGGGTCGTGTCGTCCGTGTCGAAGTCGTAGATCGCGATGGCTTCCGCGTTCGCATCGCTGGTCGGAACGATATACATATCGCCTGCTGTGGGCGAACCCGGCAGAGACGTGGTGCGGCTCAAGACCCGGCACTGCAACAGCGCCGATGTGACCCTCAACCCGGCGCAGAACTGGCCCCGATACCCATTTGATCCAAGGGTCCAGTAGCCGTAAAGCCCCACCCCCGGAAGAATCCGTTCACCTGCCATCAGTTCGCTCCGAAGTTAAATCCAAAATTGTTCCCGAACCCGGCCAGTGCGACCGACGCGGAAGGTGCCCCGCCTATACGCCGGAACCATCTGCGCCCATGTCGGAAAGCCCGGATCACGGCGCTGTCCCCGGAGAGACGACCGTGATCACATTCGTATCGCCCGTGTTAGAGCGGACATAAACCTCGTCACCCGCTTCCATAACGTCGAAAGAAACTTCCTGAAGGCCCTTGCGAGACAGGACCAGACCCTCAGTGCTGCCCGTGCCGGGGGCGGATTGGGCGAGTTGGACGAAGACGGGGCCGTCATCCTTGAGTTGGACGAACGCACTCGTGCCATTCGCCGCCGCTGTGAGCCATGTACCCTCAACGGTCATCTGCAATGTGTAGCTCATCAGACGTCTCCATTATTCTGTGCAAAGTCGTATCCAAAATTGTTGCCGAAGCCAAGCCGCTCAAGCTCAAGGCCGCGAACAACTGTGGTCCAACTCTCCACGCCATCCCTGACCGAGACGACCTCCACATCGTAGAACCGATAGATCGGCAAGTCTACATCGGGGTCAACGATCAGTTCCGACCCGACGATCCCCGTCGCTTCGAATTCCAACTCGCCGCCAATTGCGTCTCGAAACCGGACGGTCGTGGTCTGCCCGGACTCTGGCGTCACGTTGGTCGCGTTCCAGATTTGGGCGACAACATCCTCAGACAGCCTGTTGCGGTTGGCCCAAGTCACCGTGACCGTAGCAGGGACCGTCCCTGTGAGGTACTGAAGGTCCGCGAAGCCGTTCCCGTCGATCTGCACCCCGGCAGGGCGGAAGGGCGCGTAGGTGCGGTCTGGCGCAGTGTAGGTGTACTCGGTGGCGTCCTCGAATCCCAACTGGCCTGCGAACGTGACGGGCCGAAAACGATAGGCTGTGACCTCCCCGACAGCCCGCTCTTGGTCATCGGCCATGTCGCTCTCTGTCGCCAAGCCGAAGATCGGGTCGTTCGTGAACCACTCTTGGGGCTGCGTGTCGTAGATTCCCCGGTGGACAGCCCAAGTATCGTCCCCGGAGTTGAACGCCCCGAGCATGATGATTTCCTGCTTGGCCTCAGACGCCCCGATCAGGAGGCGGTCGCCTGCTGCCGGGGAGCCATTGGTCAGGCCGTAGACCAGCGCGTCAGGCAGGGTGCTGACTGCCTCGACCGCCATGTCCGAGAAGAGCCGCGCCGCAACCACAGGGGTCACGTCCGCGACCGATTGGAAGCGGGTGCTACCATCGGCCTGAACGACCGGGGCGATCGCGTCCACGCTGTCAGGAAGGGGCCTGTGGCTCAACAGGAAGATCGTCGCAGCGGCAGGATAGTCCGCGTCCAGAGTCGTCGCGCTGTATCCCGACTGCTGCATGACCGGCATGGGGGGCTGCATAATGTGAACGAAGTCGAGGTCTTCCGGCGCGCTGATCGGGTTCGCGTTGACCGGCGGCTGGAAGTCACTCGAAGCGATAGGCGTCACGGCAGAGAAGACATCCTCCGCGAGTTCCAGCTTGACGCGCCGGTCCTTGGGGCTTCCCGGCGTGACCCCCATGACGCGCATGGGCATTTCGTTGATCTGCTCGTCAGGCCATGTCAGCCGCAGCACGTCCCCCGGCACGGTGTCCATGAAGCTCCGGTCGGCGTAGACCTGCGCAGTCGTCAGGACGCGCGAAGACTCGGCCAAGTCCCGGTTCGCGATGAACTTGGCAAGCCACGGGTTGCGGACGCCGTGGTAGTCCCGCGTGTCGGCCTTGACCCCACCGACGACTGCGATGGACGCGAGGTTGATCGACTCGACCGTCTCTTCTTTTTCGGTCTTGGGGTTGGTGTAGCTGATGCTGATCTTGTTGATCGTTTCGGACCACTGCCCACGCTTGAAGGTCTGCATGGTGCAGTTTTTCGGGCTGAGAATTCGCAGGTTGTCGGGTTCGTAATCCCCCCGGATCAGCTTGAGGGTCCACAGCCCTGTTTGCGGGTGCTGGAAGTGCATCGCCTTGATGTGGTCTTGGACCTCTGCGACGAAGTTCTCGATCTTGTCCTGTCGCATCCAGCGCAGAGACAGCCCGAAGTTTTCGGCCAAGAGGGTCGCAGCACATCCCTCATAGCTGTCCTTGTTCATCGCGGCTTCGAGTTCGCCCTTGCCCCAATCCGCGTTGGTCATGCACTCGTAGATGATCGCAGCCGGATTCACATCTGGCAGCTTGGACTTGTCGATCACATCGGGACCCGGGAAGGCGTCTCCCTGTTCAGCCAAAACGTAGGCCCCATCCACGACCGCCGTGATCGGCCAAATGTACCTATCGGTCGTCAACAGCGTTGTGCTGCGCGTCACGTTGGCCGTCGCCGGGGGGATGTAGGGGCTGTTGGTGATCCACTTGAACCCCCCACGGCCCGATCCCCCGGAACTGGTCCCAGACTGCGCGAAAAGATTGGCGATAAAGCTGCTTCCGTTGCCGTCTTCGTTCTCGTTCCGGGTCAGCAGGTTATCCAGCACGGGGTTGCCTGTCGTGCCCACGTTCTCGGGGATGGCAGTCGCGGTGCCCCCTCGGAAAAAGACGTGGGCAATGCCCCGGTATCCGGGTGCCGTCGCGGGGGTAAGTCCGAACCGGCTGGCAAGCTCTCCTGATTGGAGTTGGGTCCACGATCCGAGGAAGTATTCGATGACCCCTTTGATGCCCCCCTCTTTCTTGTCGCCGCCCCAGAGCTTCTTCTTGCTCACATCGGTCGCGGAGTTCTCCGTGACGGGGAGAGCGCGCAGCACTTTGTCTTTCGCCTCAAGCGAATTGATGGAGTCAACAGGCCCGTGGCAAATGCCATAGTCGATGCTCAGGTAGTAGTCATAGACCTTCTGTTTGCTGCTCCCACCCTTACTCATTCGCGTTCACCTTGGCGATCCGGGCGCGGGCTTTTTCGATGCTGCGCACCATGTCCGCGTCGTCCACCAGAACAGCTTGGTCGAGGGTGAACTCGCCCTTCATCAGTGCGCGAAAGTCCAGACCGAGTTCGTTGAACCGGCGACGG